ATCTAACACCCACTACTTTTATTTATAATTCAAAGTCATCAACAACACCATTACCTGATGGAGTTGCAGCTACAGTTGACTCAGCTTTCTTTTGTACTTCACGTACATGTTCAGCTTTGTTAAATGTAATCAACCTTGAATTGCTAATATCAACATCCAAAGATTCTGCAGGAATACCATCCTTAGATAACTTTGGTAAATATAAATCATTATTAATATATCCTTCTTTGTTTTCCCATTCTCTGCTTGCTAGGCAAACATTGAAGAAGTCACCAGAAAGAACTGGATTAGCTTTAGATATAAAGTCTTCAATTGTTGCAGCTTCAATCTTATCTAGTTCTGATCTTTTGTTAACTGCTTCACTTAAGAATATCATAGCCTTCAGGATCTCTTGATCTCTATTAATTTCTCTACCACTAGGTAATGTAGTATCCTTATATGGATAAGGAGACATTCTAACTCTACCTATTTGACCTTCATATCTGCCTAGAGCTTCATTAGTTTTATCTCTAAAGAAACCTTCAAAGTCTCCGCCAACTGGCTTAGTCTCAACGTGTAAGTTAAGATTAAATGCTTCAGAATCATAAGGAGTTTGGTCAAGTGTTATAGAATTAATCCTAACAACATTGTTACCTGGTCCAATTAAAGGTCTTGCTTTACCTGAACCTACTTGCATGTCTTTTGTGTTTAACATATCTTTCTTTTTTTAAAATTAATAATTAGTTTTCATATTTGATAATACAATCTTTCACAAGTTGTAGATCATTATCTATAAAGGAATCTTCAAACATTCCCATAGGAGACTTACATGTGTTCTCTCCATTATTTTGCGTATCAAATCCATACTCTAATGCATCTTCAGTTTTCTTTACTCTACCAAACAATACTATAGAGAATAGACCTTCTAACGTTAAGGTGTTGTCAATCATTTTACCAATTGTTTTAGCCTTAACTTTTCTATGTCCATTTACATCAGTTGTTTCCTCTGAATGAGTTAAGAAAAAGATAGTTAGATCATCTCTCATATCTTTTGGCATCTTAGCAACCTGTGCTAGGTTAGCCGCAATCTGAGTAAACTTATCATAACCTTTCTCATTAGCTCTATCAAAGTATTCAAATGAACTCATATACTGCCAGTCATCTATAACTAATGTCTTGATGTGAGGCATTTTATCATTTACATGTGCCATTGCACTCATTACACCACTTGCACTAGATGCGCTTGTCATGTTACCTTTAGGATTATTTTTACCTATGGTAGTATAATTACTTTTCCATCCTTTGAAGGGTAATGGTTTGTTTGCAATGTTAATAATAAAAGTTTCTTTAGGATCTAATGTCCTCATGCTTGTTGACTTACCTGTACCTGAGTCAGCAATAATTAATACACTTTGTGCCATTTTATTTTTTTAATTTATTGTTAATACTTAGTAATGCTTTTTCTATTCCTATTAATACATCAATCATTGTCCTATCTTCAGGACCTTTAACATCAAAGTCTTTTGTACTAAGTTTAGCAATAGTTTCTTTGACATTATTTCTAGAGTTAATATCATTGATTACTTTCAATTCAGATACAGGAATCATATATCTTTCAAATCCACTCTTTGAAGTAACAAGTTCATACTCTTCTTCAAAATGGGGATTATGTTTCCAAAGATATAAAGTTCTCTTAGGATCTTCTGAGTCATAATCAATACTAACAAACTCTGTATATATATCACTGCCTTTCTGTAACTCACTAGGAAAGAAAGATACATGCAGGTCATCCTTACCAGATGGTCTATAAGCCATCTTAGGTATATATAATGGATCTATACCAGCATCCTTAAAATATTTTGAATGCTCCTTAAATAGTTCCATAACTTTTTTCTTACGTTCAGCTGGTTTCATATTATAATTATTTTCTTGGTACTTGTTCAGGTGTGTTCATTTCCTCAATCTCCATTCTTTCAAATGCAGCTCTAAAGAATGACATACGTGCATCACCATTCCTTGCTTTAAGGAAGTGAAGTACCAATGTTTTATCATCTTGTATTAAATATCTATCAGGACCATAATATCTTATCTTCTGCTTGGCAGGCCTGTTAATACCAATCAGTGTATCAGCATGCTGTAACATTGCATCTGAACCAAATATATCTGACTCAAGCACATAGTTACCATACTTACCATCAATAGCTCTGTCAGGATTATCTATATTCCTGTTAAGCTGTGATATTGCAATAAATAAACAAGGATACTCACGCTTTACTTGTGTAAAGAATTCACCTAACTCAAACAACATATCTAATCTATTGTTCTGATAAGGTGCACGCTTTACTAGTATAGTATGATCTAGAGTAATAATAGTCTTCTGTCCCTTATGTTCATTCATATACATGTCAACCTGCTCACGCATTTGATTAACAGTCATTGGTGTTGATATGACATCAACCGGATATTTAACTCTTCCCTTTGCGTACTGATGACATTGTTGTATTACACTCTCAGGAAGTTTATATCCTGCTGAACATAATTGTTTATATGTCTTACCAGTAATAGAGCTAAACTCTCTCATTGCTGATGTCCTACCAACCATTTCAAATTGAAATTCTAATACCCTAAACTTATCTTCAGGATTAAGTACAAAAGATTCTCTAACTATCTGATCTTTAATTAATGTCTTACCTGACCCTGGTCTACCGCCAATAACAGTAAGAGTATTCCACTCTAATCCGTCTGTTACAGCATCATTAAACTTAGGCCATGGTGTGTATATGGATTTCTCCTTCCCTGTAGATCTATCAAGCATATACTTGAGAGCTTCTCCAAAGGCTTTATGTTGTCCGTCCCATGCTTTTTTCATACTACGTTTTCACTAAAATGGTTATTATCTTCTTCCTCTACTCCTTCTCTAATCATGTCACAGTAATCAGCAAGTTGTGATTGCTTAACCTTAGACTGATTTGCTTTAGATATAAAGTATTGACTAGTTTGCATATATAAATAATCATTTTGTCTATACTCTTTTACATATCTACGTGTAGCAGCAATAACTTCATCCCATGTGTAATCATAGTTTTCAAAGAACCATCTAAAATTATTTATCAATGTCTTGACATTAACTCTAGCTGGCTTACCGCTTGGTAATTTTTTAGCAGGAAAGATTTCTCTATATTCCTCAACAAGATCAACATACTTTTTACCCATAAGGTGTACATTAGTCTTGCGTTTGGCTTTCTTAAAATATGCATCATACTTCTCTATGATATCTCTACCAGCTTTTGTAATGGTAATAGATTTCTTTGGTTCATATTCTACATATTTATTTTCTACCAATCCTTTTACTTCTAAATGTGGATTTATAGTTTGTATACTCAGTTTATTATCAATTGCATATAGTAATAATAACTGATTTGGTGTAAGTTTGTCAATCAGGATTTCCTGCATCAATTCCCACATAATTTTATTGGTTTTTTAAGTTAACAAATATACAAAATTACTCTTGTATTATCAAGAAATTTAACTATCTTTGCTATATAAAAATTATAATAATGGCAAAGAAAAAAGACAACAACGTATTTAACATTAGTCAAGATGAAATTGACGCAATGGAAAAATTTACTAAATCATTACCCTCAAATGCATATGAAATGGTTCCTGATGATAATAATGTCACTATTGAAATATCAGGCTTCTTTTATAGATCAATATTAAGAACATTAGATCATATAGTAGCTGTTGCAGATGATAAAGAAGTTATTAGAGCAACTGAGTTTCTAAAACTTGATTATGACAGCAGCAAAATAAACGAATCACTACTTACATCTTTAGATACAGCTCTTTGGACTATAACAACTCTAATGAATGAGTTTAATGTACAAGCAAGAGCACAAAAGAAAACTGTTGTATATGATAAAACTGCAGTATCTAAACTTCTTCAGGAAAGAACTTATGAAAATAAATTAAAACCTCTTACCACAGAAGAAATACAAAAAAGGCAAGAAATGGAAAAACTAGCTAAGGAAAAGAAAGACAAAGAGGAACCTAACGCAAGTTAGATCCCACTATGTCACCAATAGCAATACATGACTGTATAGCTCCATTCAGCTCTTCTTTATCACAATCAGCAAAAGACTTACATCCATCTTTAGCACATAAACCTGCTTGCTTCTTTACTTGTATTTTCATTGACTCAAAGTCATCACCAATATCATTGGCAAGTTGTCTGATCATAGCATGAATTCTTTTAAGCTGCGCACCTGTAGCTTTGTCACCAGAGACTTCAATAAACATCTCTATACGTCCACCTTCAGGTAAATTATTAATGAGAGTTTGGTACTCCATGGATTTAGCATCTATGGAATGTACCATCTCTCCATCTTTCTTAATTAATATACTGGAAAATATTGCTTTCATTTATATCTAAGTGTATTTACATCTACTAATACAAATTCCTGACCACACCCGCTTGACTTACATTTTATATCACTAGTTGAGTTAAACAATAATGTTTTATTAAAACAATTAGGACATGGTATAGTCATATAAATATCTTTCTTGTCAAGCTTTGCAGCATAACGTCTAAGATATTCTGGAGCACTACCAGTCCA